CTGGCAGCGATTTCGTGCTGCGGATTGGGGCTATAGTTCTCCTGCCTGTTGTTTATGGTTTGCTATTGATTATGATAATAATCTATGGGTTTATCGAGAATTGTATACCCAAAAGATTACTGCAGATGTTTTCGCAAAGAAAGTCATAGAGCTAGAGCACGGAGAATACATACGCTACGGTGTCTTAGATGCTAGTACATGGGCAAGAAGAGGAGATGTGGGTCCAAGTATAGCAGAGACGATGATACAGCAAGGATGTCGTTGGAGACAGTCAGACAGATCTCCTAAAAGTAGAATTAGTGGTAAGCTTGAAATACATAAAAGATTAAAGTTTACTGATGAAGAAAAGAAAGAACCAGGACTTAGAATACTATCTAACTGTAGAAATTTGTTAAGAACATTACCAACACTACCTTTAGATAATAGTAACCCTGAAGATATTAATACACACGTAGAAGATCACGCATATGATGCATTAAGATACGGATGTACAAGTAGACCCATGCATACAAGTTATGCAAATAAATTATACGGTAGCAGAAATAAATCAGAATTTGTCCCCTCAGATAGAGTATTTGGATATTAATTAAAGGATAAATGAAAAAAATTAAACTACCTACTATAGATAAAAAGAATTTTCCCTATGAACTATCGATAGTATATTGGGAAGATATTGTCGGATCCTGTGAATGGTCTGACATACCAGATATAAAAAAATCAAAGACAGCTATATGCTGTAGCTTCGGTTGGTTAGTAGAACAAAATTCTAAAACAACTGTTGTTATGGCAGATTTTATATTTGAAGATAATAGCACAATAAAAACAGGTGGTGGATATACAACTATCCCAACAAAAAATATACTACACATTAAGAAAATAAAAATATAGGAATAATATGGAAATGAAATTTGACCCAAGAGCTAAAGTTAAGCAAGGTGATTTAAGTACAAGTCCTGAAGGCAAGCAACCGAATCAAGCACCTGGAGATTTATTAATATCTCCTGGCAAAGAAGATGTGCTAGCTAATACTGGAGATGGTAAATTTGGATATCATGAACCTAAGAAATTCAAAAGCCAATTAGATGCTAATTTGTTTACAATGGCAGATGAAAAAGACTATTAATATATAACAGGAGAATAACATGACAATAATGGAAAGATACGAACACGGTGAACTTTCACCAGATGTTGCTAAAGTTAAGAATGAAAAGCTTGCTATAGATCCAAATGCTAAAATTAAGCAGGGAGCAGTAGCTGGAGATGGTAATGACAAACCAGGTAAAAAAGATAAAGTAAATCCAGCTATTTTTAAGATGGCTGAACAGAGGGATTATTAATATGCCAATGGTAGGAAAAAAAAAGTTTTCATACAGCAAAGCTGGAATGAAAAAAGCTAAAGTAGTAGCAAAGAAAAAAGGTGTTAAAGTTAAAAATAAAAAATCATATTAGTAATGGAAGATAAACCTAATACAGAGGAAGTTAATCCTTTAGTAGGTCATGTACGTTCTTTGTTTCAAGAAGCTGAAACATCAAAGTCATATGACGAGAAACGATGGCTAAAGGCTTATAGAAACTATCGAGGTCTATATGGACCTGAGATGGCTTTCCGTGATAATGAGAAATCAAAAGTTTTTGTAAAAATTACAAAGACAAAAGTACTTGCGGCATTTGGTCAGATTATTGAAGTTTTATTTTCTCAAGGTAAATTTCCTTTAGGTATAACTCCAACATCAGTACCAGAGAATGTGGATACCTATGCCCATTTAAATCCTAATAAGAAACCTAAATCTGAAGATGAATCAGATTCAATAAATCCTGATGAAGAAATAAAAGAAATTGTACAAAGTGTATATGGTTATAATGGAGATGGTGGATCTTTAAAACCTGGTGCAACAGCAACTGATTTATTAAAAACACTTGCACAAGATTACGAAAACTTAGGTTTTGATAAAGGTCCTTCACCACAAGGTACTCCACAAATTGAGCCTGCTAGATTAGCTGCAGAGCAAATGCAAAAAGTATTGCATGATCAATTAGAAGAAAGTCAAGCTATCACCATTTTAAGACATGTATTTTTTGAAATGTCTTTACTTGGTACAGGAATTTTAAAAGGTCCATTTACTGATTCTAAAACTTACCATAGTTATAATACAATGGAAGATGAGGATGGTAATAAATCTAGTGTATATGTTGCAAAGTCAAAACCAGTACCTTCAATAGAAGCAGTATCATGTTGGGATTTTTATCCAGATCCAAATGCAACAAATATAAATGATTGTGAATATGTAATACAAAGACACTCATATAATAAACAACAGCTTGAAGGTCTAATTGACAAGCCTATGTTTAGAGAAAAACAAATTAGAACATGTTTAGAACAAGGACCTAACTACCAAACAAGAAGTTATGAATCTTCACTGTATGATAGAGAGAATGTAACAAACATTTATAAAAACAGATTTGAAATATTAGAATATTGGGGAACTGTTGATAAAGAAACAGCAGATGAATGTGGATTGGTATATGAAACAGAATCTGACATAATACATGTTAACATATGGCTATGTGGTAATCATGTAATTAGAATGGTTGAGAATCCATTTACACCAGTAAGATTACCTTATTTAGTATGCCCTTATGAATTAAATCCTTATCAATTTTTTGGAGTAGGTATTCCAGAAAATATGGATGACTCACAACAAGTTATGAATGGTCATGCAAGAATGGCAATTGATAACTTAGCACTAGCTGGTAATTTAGTATTTGATGTTGATGAAACTATGTTAGTACCAGGTCAAGATATGAAAGTATTTCCTGGTAAAATATTTAGAAGACAAAGTGGTCAAACAGGTCAGGCAATACATGGAGTTAAATTTCCAAATACAGCAAGTGAAAACTTAATGATGTTTGATAAATTTAGACAACTGGCTGATGAGTCAACTGGTATTCCTTCATACTCTCATGGAGCAACAGGAGTACAATCAACTACAAGAACAGCAGCAGGTATGTCAATGCTTATGGGTGCTGCAGCTTTAAGTATTAAAACAGTAATTAAAAATATTGACGATTATTTATTAAAACCCCTAGGAGAATCATTGTACCATTGGAACATGCAATTTAATGATGAGGCTCCAGAAATAAAAGGTGATCTAGAAGTTAAGGCACAGGGAACAGCTTCCTTGATGCAAAAAGAAGTAAGATCACAAAGACTAATGACATTTATGCAGACAGCGTCTAACCCATCGTTAGCACCGTTTGTTAAATGGCATACATGTTTAAAAGAAGTTGCTAAGTCACTAGATATTGATCCAGATCAATTGGTTAATGATCCAGAGAAAGCAGCTATATATGCACAAATAATGGGGATGGCAAATGGAAATCAAAACAATAATACCGCTACTGCAGGACAAACAGAAATGGGACAGCCTATGCCTGTACCTGAAGGAGCTTCGCCAACAGATCCAACTGGAGCTGGAGGTGGCAACATCGGAACGGGAAATGTACCGATGCCAGGGGAAGCTGGTTTTAGTGCGGCAAATTCTGAATCTCCAAGAGGCGGAGAAACGCAATAAAGAAAAAATATAATGATAAAATTAATTCAACAATCTGATGGTACTTATGAATACGTAGACGCAGCAACAACTGCTCCTACAAATTCTAATTTAAGTACACTTAATACTGCACTAGATGCCTATGAAGGTAATACTAATAAATCTGTAGTAGATTCATCTATTGCATCTCAAACACAAAAAGTTATGAGAGAAACCCCAGGTCAGTATACTACAAATTTTGATCCTAAAACAGGGCAGTTTGAAACTTCATCAACTACTGGTGGTAGACAGGAAATAGCATTTCAAGAACCTGAGAGAACACCAGATGGTACAGGTCAAACAGCACTACAGAAAGTAATGTCTCTATCACAAACAACTGGATCACAGTCTACAGAAGGTTTAGATAAAGCTTATAAATTAATTGAAGATCAACAAAAATTAGCTAAAAGAGCACAGCTAACTAGTAATTTATTTAAAGGTGCAGACTTTGCTTTAAATACATACAGAACTATCAAAAGTGATAGTGTATTAAATATTGCAAATCAAAGTAATTTAACAACTCCTATAACACAACTTAGTAGAACACCTATAGGTTCAAGTACAGTTGGTGGAGTAGGAACTGCAGGTGCTTTAGGATATAGTGTATCAAAAATGTTAGGTGGTGATAAAAAAGAAAATCAAGCATCTGGTGTTGGATCAGCTATTGGTATGGCAGTAGGTGGACCAGTCGGTGGTGTAGTAGGTGGAATAATTGGAAGAGTATTTGGATGCTTTTTACCAGATACACAAATTACAATGAAAGATGGATTGACAAAAAGTATTATAGATATAAATTTAAATGATGATATAGCAATTGGTGGAAGAGTATTTGCACATGCTAAATTTTTAGTTAACAATTTGTATGATTATAAAGGTATAAAAGTTTCTGGAAGCCATATGGTAAATGAAAATAATAAATGGCTTAGAGTTGAAGAAAGTAAATTATCAAAATCTTTAGGTAACAGAGAGCATATTGTTTATACACTTGGTACTGATAGTAGAAGAATTTTAATTAATAATATATTATTTACAGACTATTTTGAAGTTGATGAAAAAGAAGAATTACAAACACAAGGTAATGAATATTTTAATAATTGGAAAAATCATTCAATAGAATTACAAGATCAGAATAAAAATATATTAAATGCAATTTAGATTATGGGATCTTGAAAAAGATTATACCACATTAGTTAAATGGTGGACCCAGCATGAATTTGGGATAGTCCCTAAAAAATGCCTACCACCTGATGGAATTATTGTAGAAGAAAATAATATTGCAATATGTGCTGGCGGTTTATACAGATGTATAGATTCTAATTTTTCAGTAATGGAATGGATAGTTGCAGATAAAACAGCTAATATAAAAAGTATACACAAAGGTTTAAATATTTGTATTACTGAAATATTTAATTTAGCAAAAAAATATAATATGGAATTAATTTATACCATGACAGGTAGTGTAGCATTACACAAAAGATATACAAAATATCATAATATGAAATTAGTTGAAAATAATGTAAAAACATTTTTAATGGATTTAACAAATACTTATAAAGATTTAGAATGGATTTCAGATGATGAACAATTTAAAAAACAAAAAGAGGAGATAGACTAATGGCAATAGATCAAACAGGTGCAACAATGACAGGAATGTTAAATAAAAAACCTGTTGTAGCACAAGCACCAGACTTAAGTGCTCTTCCAGCACCTAAGGCTAATGATACAGCTATGCCTGTTGAAAAACCAAATGTTAAAGAACCTCTTAATTCAGAATTCCCAGATGCAACTTCTATGGAAATAGAGTTTGCGGAAAGGGCAAAAACATTAACTGATGAGGATCAAGCAGTAATACAATCTGTTTT